GACCGTCATCGAAGTTTGTTGCAAACTTTTCGACTTCAATTACTTTACCAACTTGCAACCATGGATAATCGCCAGCATCAGCAGCCGAAAGTCTTCTTGGGCGACCCATAAAGTCTGGGGCGATCAAGTCACCAGCGGCAACATCTGCGTTGACGTTTGTAACCATGGGATACTCTACATAACCATGGGTGATAAAGCCAGCACCTTGCGATGTGCCCTTGTCAAATGGTCTGTAAAGATCGTATTGTGCGCAGCCAACTGGGACCGAACGGGCAGCAACTGCCTGTGTGTCACCAGAAGCTCCAGCGACTGGCGTTGCACCAGCCAATGGATTCCAACCAGAAATAGTGTCGCCCCATGTTACTGAGGATGCGCTACCGTTAGCCGGAACAAAACGCGAATCATCGCTTACCGTTACAACCGAAAGGATTGTGCCTTTTGGAATAACGATTTCAAAGCGATCATCTTCTGAATCTACGTACCAGGTTGGAAGTGCAACTGATGGAAGAATGTAGGCCGAAGGCGCGATACCCTCTGAGACTACAAAACGACCTGCGCCAGTTTTGGTTCCTACCTTACGAAACTTTGCTAAGCTCATGTTATTATCTCCTTATTATTTTTAGAGTTTCTTACGACCCATTAAAGCATCGACTAGAAGATCTTCCAGCATCGATTCTGCTGTATTCTCTTCTTTGTTTTCATCCGCTTTGACCTCTTGATCAATCGTCAATACGTTTTGCTCTTCGTTAGATACTACTTCACTATCAACTGTAATGTCAACAAATTCTTTTGTTTTTGTTGGATTAGCAACCGGTAGTTTTGCCATATCTCTTAATGAATCAGCAAGTGACGTGGCTGTTCTCTTCATGTGATCTTCGATGAGAGCATCCCTTTCTTCTGCTGACTCAATACCAAAAGCAATTTTTGTATCGACAACCCTTTCGGCAAGAGTGCGATGAAGTGCTTCTTTGAGTTTTTTGTTTTCTTCTTCAAGAGACTGAATTTTAATTTGAGTCTCATCGGCTTTTTGCTCAGCGTTTTCTTTATTGTCACTGAGTTCTGCTTTTGGCTCTTCAATCTCCTTTGCTTCTTCGGTATCTGTTGAAGAAGCCTCTTCTGGTTTTTCAGCGTCTACAGATTCAACAGCCTTTTCGGCTTGTTCTTCTGTCTTTTCTGAATCTTCAGATGAGATCTTTTCGGCGTCAGTTGTTTCGGTTTTTTCTTCAACGGCTGGAGCTGCTTCCAAAGCTTGTTCGGCCTCCGGAGCTGTTTCAGCCGAAGACACCTTTAAGTCCTGGGCGAGGCATTCGACGACTTCTAGTACATTTTCGTCTTTAATTTCTGTATTCATTTTAGACCTCTCCTCATAATTGCTATCTACATTATTCCTAGCAAATAGTAATGTATTATCTTTCTGCCTATCAGTTTCGCTTTCCTGTAAAGCCAATGCCGTTAAAAATGCGCCTTTAAGGTGTAAATACAGCGGTCTTGATTCCTTTTTTTTAAGACCATTAAAAATTGATTCATTTTCTTCAATCGAGATTATATCTTCTTTGTCCATATGTAAGATAAAGGCTGATGTCTTAGCTGCCCAATCTTCGGAATCCGTAGTATCTATTGAGCCATCTATTTTTTTAGAAGATCTTACACCGGATCTTTGATCTGCCGGTTGATTCACAAAAGAATATTCTTTAAAAGAAATATCCTGCATATCTATAAAAGCCAGCTTACCCTTATAAACCTTACCCCTTTTATACTTTGGGAACTTCGGTCTGCCATTTTCATCTTCTTGGGCTAAATCATCGCCGGATATAGAGCAAACAGCCTTATTCGCCCTTCCTCCAACGGAACCCGTCAAATATCTTTTGTCTAAAATCTTTTGTGCAGAGACTGGATCTGTAACTGCTATTTGCAATCTTACAAAATTAGCTCCATCCACCTCTTTGTCCATTCTAGCCGCCATAACCCTACCGATAGGTTCACCGTTAATGTCGTGATTTAAAATAATTGGTTTTGGATAGGGCTCAACCCAGGATTGCAGGGCTTTTTCCAGCTCTTGAGCTGAATAACTATTATAATTTGCCGTTAAGCCGTTCGTGTATGGCGGCCACCTCAATAATCAAACCACGCTTATCGTTAAAGGACTCGGAAAAAGTTGTTTGTATTTTTGAGAAATCTGGTAATTCAAGAGTAAAGTTCTCTGTGAAATCAAAAGCCATTTTTTATCTCCCAATATAATTATACATCATTTATAGTAAATGAAGTATTTATAAGATTAAACAATATTATATAAATATATCATACTTTCTACGACATTTCTAAATTATGTAGCTGCCTAGGATCACCGTGCTTAAGAAAGTGTTCCAACATTGGCTTATGCATAATATGAGGTGCGTACAAGTAGGATGCAGAATACAAATTTAGTCCGGCTTTTGCCGCGTTGGCGCACCACCCAAGATCTTCACCTTGGCTATGTATTTCGTAATTAATTGTTTGATACGTTTTTTTTGACATCATTTTGGCCGCCATAATAATGTCAGATTTAAAATATTCACCCAAAGGATACTTTTCTTTTCTATACCCTTGACCGCCAGGTTTATCCGACCAATCCATCACACTTGGATACAATGTATCGCTCGGAGTCATAAACATAAGTGGACTGACGGCGTCTGCTCCATCTTGAATGTGAGCAATCAAAAAATTAATCGTATTTGGATTGGTGATAAGAACATCCGAGTCAAGACTAAAAAAATACTCCGGATTTATTTCTCTTACTTTTTCAAGTAATTTATTTCTAAAAAAAACCATATTATGATATTTAGAAATACTCCACGCCCTTGAGTTGTCTTTGTGCTCAAAATGGGGCACTTCGTTTCTCACATCTATTTCAAATATTTCAATATTCGGTCTGGCATTTCTGTATCTACTTAGATGAGATATAGTATCTTCATCGTCTGGAGACACCTCAAATACAAAACCAATTTTAGATAAATCAATTTCTTGATTTTCAATGCACGAAATCCAATATGGAAATATCCAATCTCTTTTATAGATCGGACAACCAATTAGTAATTTAACCATTCTGGTATTATCTATTCAGATACTGCTGCTACCGGTTGATCTTCTTTAACGTCTTTTTGCTTCTTCTTTGAAACCGGCTTTTCTTGCACCGCTTGATCTTGGAGCGGTTGCTGTGTCGGTTGTTCATTTTGCTCTTCTGGCGGAGTAATAATTTCAACAATCGTATCAATGATGTCGACAAGCGATTCAAGCGCTAAACGAGTTTGCCCGTTGCGAACCGCCGTTCTAAATTTTTCTAGGATATCCTGCTCTTCTACACTGCTAACATTAGACATTTTTATCATCCTTTTCGATATCTGTTCCTAAGACATTATACTCGTTTTCAAGAAGACTTTCAATTACTGTCAAAAATTTATTATCGTTTCTTTTTATATTTGGCGAAGAAGAGCGACCATTTTGATTTTGTGGCCTAGATTTATTGCCAACACCCTTTCTGGAATTTGGCAGGTTTCTTTGTCCGGCTTCTGCCGGTTTTTGACCATCGGAATTTTTTGGATCTGGAGCGTTCTGCGCAGAAATTTCAGCCTGAGCGCCAGCAATATTTATTTGCGTTCTGGCCTGAAGCCCGCTATACAATTCTTCTGCGTCAACATCAACACTCATCCCCAAAGCCAATCTGACCTCGCCTAGCGTTATCGTGTTATTGACAAATTTTTGAATAATATGATTTTCTTTTTTGACCTGAGTGTCTACATCTATTTCCTTAAACTTAAAGAAACATCTATCCGATTCTCCAACAATAGTTGGGTTTGTGGTCGGGTCATATCCGCCCTCAAATAAGAGCTCATTAAAGATATTCAATCTTACCATTTCCGCAAAAAGTTTTTGCATTTGCTTTACCTTATCGTAAAGGGCCGTATCTAATCTATCGGTTACGGATCTATTGCCGCCATTCATGGTCATCCCCAGGTGATGAGGTGCCACACCCAAACCGACGGCCACTCTTTCCTTGAAATGATCTAAATATTTTGAAGCGTCTAGTGCGGTATTTTCTGAGCCAATTATTTCTATGTCGTGTCTAAACGGTAAAATTAATCCGCCTTCTGCCCTAAGATTTTCAATTTCAAGAGCGGCTTGATCTATTTCCTGTGGTTCAGCTGGCTGCTCTGCGGTGCCAATCTTGTACTTGTAAAGCGGGAAGAGTTCTCTGTGCACAAGGTTTTGTATATCTTCTTCAATCTGCCTAAGGGCGATAACGTCGTCTAGCACATTGCTAATATAGGGGGTGCCGAATGCCCTTCCGGGTTTTCTATCCAGATGAAGATGTATCACCCTCTCTGCAGACCAAACTGGATCTCTTTCTGTCGGGGCATATGTCAGAGGATCAGTCGCTTGCTGATAAGCTTTTGGTCTATTGTATTTGTCTCTAAGAATTCTAACTTGTTCAGTCGGGATAAGATAATATCCGGCTATTGGATACTCTGAATTTATGGGGTTAAGCTTACTGGGAAAATAAGAAGCTACGTCACCCCTACCCTTAACAATGAAAACATTTCCAAACTTAAATAATTGATCAGAAACTTCAATTAAAAAATCTAAAAATGGTCTCTTCATGGCCATTTCCATGTAATCTATTCTCTGCAGTAGATAAGAAACAGCCTCTTGATTTTCCGAAATTATTTCCCAACCCTCTTTCCAAAAGAGCTCTTTGTGCTTTGATATAGCTTGCTTTACGTAAGAATCCGTATCAACAGCTTGAAGAATTCTATCGAAGTCATAGGATGGCGGTTCAAAAGAAGCTCTTTTACTGAAAAAGTAAGAAGTACCCTGGAACCCAAGAGCCAAAGCGGCTACTCTCATCGTTTTTGAAAGCGACCTCATATCGTCTGAGGTTAAAGTCTTTTCTTTTATTTCTAGTTGCTCACCTACACCAGAAAAAGGTATATAATCTCTAAGTGCCATTGTACGTCCTTATTGCAGCTGTAGCAGTAATAGTAAGGGGTTTACCGTTAAGGCTGTAATTTATATACTTTCTGTAATTCCTGCGGCCTCAAAAGTCTTTTTAATAACGAGGTTTTTTACAGCCTCTAGCCAAAAAATAGTTTCCGCCTCCGAAAAATCACTTTTATAAGCGAGGTTTTTTTCTGATATTTTAATTTCAACAACAAACTCAGTTTTTTGATTTGTCGTTTTTTGTTCCAGTGCTTCACTCATTTTATTGTCCTTTCATATTATTGAGAATATTGGTTAACTGTTTGATTGTAGCATCTTTAATAATCAACTCAGTAGTTAACTGAGCTAATTTTTCCTGGAAACAAGCCAAAACCAAGTTCATATCTAAATTATTATTTTGCTCAGGACTTACTTGCCTGACGCTATTTTCTATATCATTTTGCAAATGATTCTCCTTATTGTTTTGCGGAACCGCAAAATCATCGTCAATTTTTTCGGTTTGCCAATTAGGTTTTTTATTTATCTTAGACATCTTCCAATTATACCACTTTTTCTTACCCATGAGTCAAGTTTATCATGAATTTTCTAAATCTGCTACTCTTTTACGAAGATCTTGAATGTTTGCGACAGCTAAAGCAAGTATATCAAGATGCTTGTACATTTCAACTTCACCATTGCCATCTTCCTCATAATTATACATCGAGAGCAGACCATTACTTGCCTCTTCAACCTCTTCTGCAATGAATCCAATATGGACTGCAGATTCTCTTCTCAATTTTTGCTCTTCAGTTTCTTCATTATTTTGATCTTTACGATTTATAAAAGCTTTCCAAGTAAATGTTCTTGGTCTAAGTCCATCAATTAATCCGATATCACTGAAATCTTGGATATTTTCTTTTAGTTCTCGCTTGGATGAGGAGCGATAAACTTGTCCACCGCTTACAAATAGTGTATTTCCAGAACCAGTATCTGTAGTTAATCCAACTATATATCTATTAAAAGTAAATTGATTTAAATTTGGATACAAAGATTGTCCAGCTATCCACATTGAACCGCTGGCGTTGGTATCAACCCAAAGTCCTTGTGAGCCTCCTGCAAATACATAACATTGTGTAGTATAGCCACCAGAACTAGTCCCCAACAGTATTTGCCCACCGTCTACTGGTAACAAAATACGGCCGCCAACTTGTAGCGATGAACCGCTAATTGTCACACCAGTAATGTTCACGCCACTGATATTGCTCGCATCTATAGTCCCGCCAGAAATGAAATCTGCACTTAGTGTTCCGGTTGAAATCTGACTAGCGCTCAGCGTTCCGGCTGTAATTCTATTAGCGTTGAGTGTTCCTGTTGCAATTTTTCCACCGCTAATACTAGTTACGCTATCGCCTATTCTGGCTTCTAAAGACCCTGGTTGAATAGCAGTACTCGCAACATTGTTGGCGTTGTTTGCGGTTGTATTTGCTATATTTGCCGTACTCTGAGCTGTATTTGCCGTACTCTGAGCGGTTTGAATCGAGGTCAAGGTTGAACCGCTAGTAATGACAATATCACCCGTAATACTTAGAGTGCTTCCATTCCATGTTAACTTATCTCCAAGTGAAAACTGCGATGTATCATCAACATAAAATGGTGTATTGGTATTACCATATACGCCAACTCCAAGATAAATTTTAGAATTACTTGACATTACTGTTGGACCAGTAAGTGTTAGATTTTTAGTTGTTATTGTATTAGCCGTTACATCGCCTTCTTTTAGAACCTTAAAGGGAGCATTAACTAAAGTTCCAGAACCAAGCCACAAGTTACCATCACTATCAACGTGAAAAGATCCCGAGTCAAAACCTCCGATATCAATACTTCCCGCTACAGTTGCGTCGTAAAAATACGCTCTACCACTACCATTAATTAACCAACCGGTTGTTGCATTTGCGTAGCTGCCACCACCAACGTCGACTCCGTCAAATGTTGAAGACTTGATAATAGAGGTTGCACCCGCCATCGTAATCGTGTGGGCGCCTATTGTCCCTGCCGTTATCTTGCTGGCGGTTAGATCTTTGATGTGGGCTGAATCAATCAGTGTGGTCGCAGTAGAGGCGGTTAATGCCGTCCAGGAAGAAAGATTACCGCTTGTATCTACGCTTCTAACCCTGCCAAAATATAATTTTTCCGTAGTTTGCTCAGTTGCCGCTCCGGTATTAGCATTTACCGTAATTTGACTTGTTGTATTTTGCGAAACATCTAGCGAAATAACATTTGATGCAGAAAATCCGGGATATCAGGGGTTGTGCGTTGGGCAGGAGCGAATACTGCGAACCCGATTGGCCGATACTTTCGGGCAGATAAATTTCATACAAATACCCACGAAGATCTGAATCATTGGAAGGGTTAAAGCTAAGCATAATTGACTTGTAGTTTCCAACTATGACGAAATTACCCAACTCCTGAGGTTGAGTCGCGTCATTGGGTACGACAAATCTCACCGCGGATGTCGGATCTAACACGGTGTTTACATCCGCGTCTTTTGGTTTAACCGTAAGCAGATACTGTTTACCTGGTTTTAGGTTTTGTATGGTTTTTTTGATTTTAGCCATTATCTAATTCCGCCCAACGAGGTAAACACCAGGGTATCGCTGAGCTGCTGTTCCCCCAATGTTATGCGCATATTCTTCAAAAAAGAAATGTTTATTATATGGACCGATTTTCCCGTAGAAAGAATATTTTTATCCTCCAAAACTTCAATTTCAAGGTTGTAATCTCCGTATTCCAAGTTTGTCTTATTATATATTACACTTTTTTCCTCTTTAAGCGCAAAACAATCTATTTCCGTCCAATCGACAATCACCTTTTCGATGTCAGTTGCTTTTTCTTGTTTTGAAATAATTCTAATTTTTATTTTTCCATTTGACGGACCAGTCATTGCGCTAATCCTTAGATTGGGCCCGCTAAAAGCGGCGAAGGCTTTTGCGCCAGATTTTTGCGATACGGATTCTTTCCAATCAATTCCATCGTTGAAGAAAGCCAAAGTGTAATAACCTTTTGACGTTTCTTCCGAAACCGTTTGGTATAAATTGATGTCCGTTGGCGTGGCGTCGTAAAGTTGTGGTGAATTTTGCAGATTGTCGTAGAGTTTTGCGGTTACTTCCGGCACCGCTATATACGCATATTTTGTTTTGTTGTTTTCAACATACGGCGTCGCATGAATATATTTGATATAGTCCTGGCCGTAATACAGGCAATATTTGCCGCTCATGGAGTAATCCTGCCTATGATTTTGAGCGGCTTGAAAATAAAGAATATTATTTACAATTCTTGTTTTTACCGGAGAGGGAGTAGAGTCCAAAGATGATGGATCCAAACCGTCATATTCGTATACGACCAAATACGAATGGTTTTGATCCCCCCTCAAAGAAGATTGATCGTATATCTTATTTATTTCATTGTTTCCAATGTCAACAAACAACCAATCATTTTTGTAGATGTATTCTATTGGCGCCAAAAGAGACAGCTCTCTTTTGAGGGGAGCTTGTAGATATCCAAAATTCGACGGAGAATTAAGATTGTTATCGCTAGATAAATATTTAAACCATGTCATAGTTATATTTCCGTATACATTATTTCAAATTCATATTTATCGACGTAATCATCCGGAATGTCTATGCTGATATTGACGTCCGCTACGGGTATTCCCCCCTGCAATATGTCCGGGGCAAAAGAGTCTACAGAAATAAAAATCTCGTTTTGCGATGAGTTTATTTGATTTAATTGAATATCTCTTCTCACTGAATCATAATCAATGTCTATAGATCTTATTCTTTCCGAACCATCGGAACCACGATGGCTATGCGTGGCTATTTGGACCCCGTCCACCTTCGCTTGATTGTCGACAAATATGTCGCCACTTATTTTCCCGCCGGATTTCATCAAATACTGCGGATGGCTATCTTGGCCCAAATCATCCAGCAGAGCGTGGCTTGATCTGAGAGGGTTGGTGTCGTTGATTTTAATAACCGACTCAAGCAAGGTTTGATAGTCCTTGAGGTTCAAAACGTTTTGTGCAATAATTTTTTCTTTTTTTACCGCTTTTACACCGAGCTGAGAAATATATTCGGCGTATTTTCTCCTTTGAAGAATATTTTGATATAGACCTTCTATTTTTGAAGTTGTGGTATTTCTTCTTTCGATGAGGTCGCTAATGATCGATTTGAAATTACCCTCTGCAACGAGAAGCGCAATCACGGCTTCTTCGGACATTGTCGGAAGATTCGACTTCATGTTTGTTGTTCGCAAATCCACAGAAAAATCGGAAACAACCTTTGTCTTGAACCTTAAAGCTGGACCAAGAAAACTATCGTAAAAAATATTACAGTTCAAAACCAGATCGTTGTACAGCGACTCCAATTGCGAATCTATGGCGGTGGTTAAGGAGTCTACTTTGATCGAAAAAAAGGCTTGAAATTGCGCTGCTTGTTTTTTAGTTGTTTTATCCACTTCGGCTTCTGGCAGGAGCGTTGGTTTGAGCGGTATGTTTTTGGCAAAGAGTTCCTGATAGTGAAGTGCCATTTTGAGCCAGTAAAAGTAGTGCGCTGCGACTTGTTGTTGCGATTCGTCCTCATAGGAAGTTCCAAAATCTCTCGTTAAAGAAAATTTGATACAGGCCGCTTCGGCCAAAAAGCACTTGACAATTTCCCTATAGTCGTAGATGTGGCCAAAACTGGAATTAGAAATAACATTATCATATTCTTTGACAAACCTCCTGTAACCCCTTGTGTCGTTTTTTTCTGAGAAAATATATTGGTCAAAACATATAAATGGCGGTCTCGGATATTTGAGTTCGCCCAGATAACCCTCTACCTGAATCTTGGGAAAAGTTGTTTCGATTACATTAATCTGATCCCAAACATATTTGTGCGCTTCATCCAAAGAGGGATTGCTGAATGGGTCGAGATTAACTTGTCTCAACAAGTTTTCTAAATCCACCTTAAACTGATCTAACTTAGATATCGTATTTTCCGTTTCCTGCCTTACGATCGCCAAAGAAACTGAATAAGTTTCATCGCTACCGTAAGCCCCAGATTTGTGTTTTAGCAGTGTTTTATTGACGTCGTTTAATTTCCCAGAACCTTCGTAGTCAGAAACCGAACTGCTTGTTTCGGTCTTATAGTCTGCAAATACGGCGTTTTGCGGAACGGCGTCACTTTGAATAGGATTGACGATTGACATATCTTTTATTAAAACATCTTTCTGGCTACTTTTTTACTACCGCCCTTTTTACCGAATTTTGGTTTTAATTGGCCGGTTCGATTCACGTTTAAAATTATACCAGATTCATTGCCGCTGTAATCCTCGTTCTTTTTATCCTGCGTTTTGGGCATGAAGAAAGTATTTGAAAACGACTCAACGTTGGTTGCTACTTGGCTCCTACCAAATTCACCGTAATTTTCGGTAATAGCCAACAACGCCAACATCAAAGCGTCATGGGCGTGATCTACCGCAGATCCGCCGGCTTCGAATACCGGCCTGCCAGTTTGGGTGGTTCTGACAACGACGTATGATATGATTTGCATATAAAGCTCTTCGTCGGCTGTCGGAAATAACAAAAGATATTTTTCAAAATGCTGCCTTAAATTATCGACCATATATGGTTTAATTTCTTTTTTAACAGGCAATTTAGTATACGGGTCTTTAATTTCTATCAACTCACCGAACCCCACTCCTTTTACCCTATCTCTTAAATTGGATCTGGGGTTTTCCGTCCCGTATTTTCTAAGCAATTCCACCTGCACTTCACCATATCCCCTGTCAACGTAAATGTGTTTTGGTTGAAAAGAATCATTTAATTCCACAATTCTGTTAACGGCGTTTGTCAGGGTGTATTCTGACTTTTCAATTTCTTCCCTGTAAGCTATTCTTATCTTATTTCTAAATCTTTCCTCTTCATGATTTTGGTTACACGCCTCAAGTACGACTATATTCGTTCCTGCGCCATATTTGTCCCAGTCAACGCCAATGGTATACACGGACCTGGCCGATGTTATTTCCGGTGTGTAATTCCAGGACGGTTCCACGAAAGCCGCGTCAACGAATTTTCTTGGATAAACGCCCTCTGCGTCTTCTCCCCAATCCGCTTCAATTTCGTGCCTATACCCAGTTTCGGAATATTGCTCCCTGAACTCATCTTCTTGTTCTTTGGAAAAAAACGGATTACAGTATGATGGAAACCAAAATTCCCTAAATCTTTCCGACTTACACCACTCCCAGAATCTTTCTCTTCTGCCAGTCGGAGTAGAAGCACCAATTAAAACTTTATCTGGCTGGTCTTCCGCGGTTTTCTGAAGCATTGCGTAAAGAGCGTCAAGGTCATCCGTATGCATGTAGTCCATTTCGTCCAAAACGATCACGTGAGCTTCCTGACCACGAGCTACGTCTGATTTTCCGCCGGATCTCATGCCAGATGTAAAAAACCTAATCGTGGAACCGTTGGAAAACTCTATCAAAAACTGCGGACTAGTGACCTTTCGTGTTATTGAATTATATACGATTTCGTTTTTTGCCGCGAGTCTGTTTATTTCCTGATAGATAAGTTCTACCTGCGTCTTCATTGGGGCAATAACCAAACAACGCCCATCTTTGTTCGTATAGCTGTAATGGAGAAGCGCGACCGCCATGCTAAATGTCTTACCCAAACGACGACCAGCCCTCAGCACCTTGCGCAATGAAGGATCTCTCAATATCAAAGTTTGATAAACTCTGGTCTCAACTCCGCAAAAAATATTTTGCCCATCTACAAGGATCTTTGGCTATATGTATTTGTCTTTGTATTTCCGCAGACAAGCCCGCATTCAAAAGCGTGTTGTCGATCTCGAATGGTTCATCTATTAAAAGCGCCAACTCGTTATTGGGCATTGATCTTTGCGTGATTGGCGAGCCGTCCTGCCAATTCAGGTGAGATAATTTATTCTTAAACACCCATTCAATTCTATTAATTTGTTTTACATATTCTGGGTTCTGTGATTGGATAATTTCAATTAAATCCTCTCTAGGAAGTGCTTCTAGCTGTTTTCTAAATTCCCTTGTTTGAGCCAGCATATTTATCCAAAATGCGCAGCCATCATTGCGCCCTCCGAACCAAGAAGTGATCTGGCGTTGAGCCTTGAATTTTGGATTGCCATTACTCCCCTAGCTCTTGACGTAGCTCTTACCTCATCATCTTTATATGTTCCAAACATACCACCGTTAATATTTCCCTGCATTGACTTCATTGCATCTTTTCCAAAATTAATCGCACCCTTAACTGCCACTCCTCCAAGCTTAGCCAGTTGATAAGCCATATCGGCTGCAAATATCATGTTTATTCCCGGCATTGCTTTTAGCAGAGCTTGACCTCCAACGGCTAAGGCCACTCTTCCTCCGCCAGCGACGGCGGCGTGGGCAGCGCCTTTATAGCCGAGTGTTTCAATAAATCCTTTTTGAATTAATCGTTTTGATAGTTGAGCTGCTCCAGCTTCAGTCATTGGAATGGCGCCCTCAAAAACTCCCTGGCCAAATCCCCTCAAGACTCTGGCTTGAAATGCGGAGTTTGTTTGTATTGCGCTTGTTAACGGCTTCATTAGTTTTTCTGCCGTTTCAGTCATAACCATGGTGCCCCCGGTAGCGCCAACTGACCTTGCGGTTGCCGTTCCCATGCCGGTAAACATCTCTTCACCACCACCAACCGTTAACAGTGACTTCATCATGTTTCGGGTCTTTGAGCCTTTTATGCCCTCCGCCATCATGAATCTTCTTTCACCAATTGTCAGGGCTTGATTTGTTTTAACTTTGTTAATTACACCATTAAGTGCGTAATTATGCGGATTTTTCGTAAATCTACCCGTAACAGGATCCCTAAGAGCAGGCAAGCGGCTTCCTTTCTGAGCATATGCACTTCCGGGGCTGGGGCCATTATAAGTGGCTATTCTAGCAAGGTTAAGATCCATTTTAGCCGCGGCGCCTGCTCCTTTACGGGCGACTCTTCTTTCGGTTGTAGTTAGAGCCCCCATTCTTGCCATTGTTCCACCGCTAAAACGTGGATTATCCGGTTTTGCCCCCATATTTCCGATTGCTGCAACAAAACCACCGGAGTTAGGAGCGTAAAAATTTTTTCCTGGTCCAGCTAAAAATTCACTTAATGATTGTTTTCTAAAAAACCTCATTGGATTAAGCGTTGCGTTGTTTTTTAAAAATCCTTTCGTTATAGGAGTTTTACCACCATGAGCCGCCTGTTTCCTTAATAGTCTTCGACCACGACCAGTTACTCTGCCCCTTATACTTTGACCGCCAACAAACTGATTTGCACCGGTACTTGGTGTTAAAGAGAGAGATTTAGCCGAGTAATTACTAAACTTGCCTTTACCTCTGCGAAGTTTTTCGTGTATCCTACCTACATCGTCACCAATTCCGCCCTTAAGCAGTGTGTTCTGAGATCTAAACGCGGCAAAACCACCAAGGGTAATTGGATTTGTTGCTCTAGTGAACTGCTCAAATCCAGGAGACCCTAAAAACTTCAATCCAGCAGGCAGTTGTTGTATGTCTTCTTGGGTGATCTTTGGACCAATTTTATTTCGAGGATCAAAAAATCCGCTATATGGATCTCCATATAAATCTTCCTGTTCTGCGCCCATATCTGAAATATCTGAAATGTCTGACATTTTTTATCACCCGCCTCTTCTTAGGTTGTGCATGCCCAAAACAATGTTCCCGTCAGCATTTAGTTCTTGCGCGGTTTGAAGCGATGTGTTTCTATTCGAATATAGATTTCCACCGTATGACATATCTCTATTTAATTTTCTATTTCCAACATATGGGGACTCTCTAAAAAATTTTTCATTTCTATTAATATATGCGTTACCCAATCCAACGGTTGCCGCTATCCCTAAACCAACACCTAATGCACCACCTAAAGCTCCACCTTTAATGGTCTTAGTAAGTGGCGCAAGTAGGTTATCTGTTGCACCGGTGGAATGAAATAATGTTTGACCACGCCTGTAACCAGCGATACCACCAATTCCAACACCGGACAGCACCTAAAATTCCTGTTGATATTGCGGCATTTTCTCCTGCTGCACTTCCAGGAATTGTTGCATCAATTAACGCCCCAGGTGTTAGTTTTCTGCCTAGGAAGGCCGTGTCTGCATTGGGGTCACCAAACGCTACGTCCATGGCGGCGTCTCTTGCCGCTGGTGCTGCTTGACTAGCTACACCTAAAGCTGCAGCTCCGCCTATGATTCCGATCATGCCTGGCTTAGAAGTTGCTCCTTTATACAGAGACTTGCCCAAAGATGATAAAATTCCCATTTAACTATCTCCAAATAAATGACTATGTTTACTTGGCCCCATTGAAGTGTGCCCTATTTTTTGCCTATCTAGATTTCCTACAACACCAGCTGTTATTAGAGGATCTTTTCTTCTTGAGCCCATTTTTTGGGCAAAAAGAGCGTCTTGTATACCATATGGTCTTTCGCCGGATTCAACCGGCATGCCATGCATAGTAGTGTCATATACCTCATTTTCATTTCTCCTCTTAGCCACTTTTGACCCAACAACCGCGGCTGCAACAGCTAGCCCTGCTAAATATATTTTACCTTTATTATTTTGCATAAACTTTTGACCTAAACTAAACGCTGTGTCAGCCTGAGAAACTGACGCACTTGCCCTACTGCTGGCCGCAGCTGTTGTATCGGATATAAATTGGGTAGCTCCGTCTGCTGCTACGTTTCTTGAATTAGTTCCAGTAACTCTGGCTGCTTCCGCTGCGTTTTGCAGGGCGTTTAGATCTTCCTGGTGCCTCAGCCTTCCTATATCTTCTACCGAAAGGGAACTGTCGGCTGCCATTCTGGCCTCTTCATAGACCTGCTGATCATCCAGTGGCGAAAGTGCAAATCCGACTGGCCTGCTTTCTCCGGTTGATCCAATCTCTTCTATGGTAGCAACCATCCTTGTTCTTCTACTTCTAGACATTTGATCGTTAATTGTTGAGTTAAGTTCAACTCCAGTAGTTTTTTGGGCTTGTCTTATTTCCTCAGACGCTTCGCCCTTAACGCTCATAAATATAATTCCATCTTCTTGAATTTCAAGAGAAGTTGTTTTTATAAAATCTTTATATCTATTTGCTGCTTCTTCTCCAGCTTGTTGTCTGATTAACTCAATTCTTGCTTGCGGAGAAAGTTCTTTTGCAAATATTGAACCAAAATCGTACTGAGCAGCTGCTTGATCAAACTTAATTGAGTCTCCAAATATCTTATTGGCGACTGCGTTAAAATCTCCTTTTATAGATTCTGCTACAAAATTTCCGGATTGCTGCTTAATTGCTTGGAATCTTCTTATCTGAGAACCAATTACTTGATCAGCTAAGTTTTCATACGATTCTTGATTTAGATTTTGTGGAGAAAATATATAGTTAGTTGTCGCTGGCATTTGTATGTCGGATAATCCAGATTGGACATGAGACTCTATAAATGAATTTATTCGTGAGTTCTCAAGGAATTCTTTTGATCCAATTTTTACGGTTCTATTTTCACCGATTTGTATCTCTAGATCTAATGCGTCTTGTGCTAACATCGTTATTTTTTCAGAACTTGGTTGGTCACCAACTCCTGCTGTCATTCTAATGTAAGAGTCTCTTTGAAAGACTCTCGATCTTTGTGCTCCAGATTCTGTTTTTCTAGAATATGTTAAACCATAAAAGTCCTCAGCTCCTTGCGCCATTGCATAATTAATTGGAGATACGTCTGCAATTTTTTTCATAAAAGCATCGCCGGTTTTCCCATTTAGGTTTCTTAATCTTGACGCCAAAGGATTCAAATCTATCCCATCGCCTGTTGTAACGGCAATTTGCGTATTTTTACTAGATAGTGCTTTATATCCAATCCCAGATGTTGCTCTTGCCCTAGCTACTCCGAGCTAGACGTGATCTTGCATCCATTGTTTCGTATGGTAAACCAGCCTCTGCTACAGCATTCATGTATGCTTCCGCTTTTGTTAAGCCTGCGGTAGTTGAACTAACTAGAGGTCTACCAACATTAAGTCGATTAACTTCATCCGATGTCAATTCTTGGCCGGCTAAAACTCTACCAAAAGCTATACCTTTATCTGCAAGATCTTTAAACGCTGGATCTACATTTGCTGAAGTCAAACCATAAAATCTATCGCTAATTGCTGAAATTCCTGCTATATTATCGCCTGTAATTGCTGGAGTTGAAGTTCCTACCTTAGTTACGGCTTTAGAAACACCTCTAAATATTTCGTTAAATTCGGTGTGCTGTATATTTTTTATTCCTATATCTATAATGTCATTTGACGCAAGATTAACGTTTTGAACAGTTCCTAAGACTCTTCCGTCTGCATTTGTTAGGTCTAGATTGGTTAATTGAGTTTTTGCTCGAGCTGCTGTCATCTTCTGTTCTATCAAGCTGCCGACATCAGATTCAGCGGTTGGACGACTAATCCTTTTTACTTCCCCAGTTGCGTAAGATTTGAAAAAATATCCACCAATTTTATTAGTTCTTGATGGTTCCTGATAAAATACTGAACCAATTCGATCTAATCCTTCAGCTGCGCCCTGAAATGGTTTCGTCATTTGCGATGTTACACCGCCTTTTTTTGTTCCTAGTAGATCTGTAGCTTCTTTTGCACTTACCGCTATGGATATTCTTTTTCTTCCAAATTCATTTTTAGACAAATAATCAAATGCTTCTTGCGACAACCCTTCCACATCGGCAACATTCGTAACCGGTGTGATTGCGCTACTCTTTCTGATTCTACTTCTCATAAACGAAGCAAACTGAGAATATTTTTCCTCCGCGCCTCTTAAAAAATGTTTTTGCTGTAAAGCTTTATTTATTTGATCTTGCTTTTTTCTCAGTATCTGCTGAAAAGCGTTGTCGTCTACAGATCCAAAATTTGATCCGACTGTTGGGAATCTTCTTATGTGTAGCTGTCCATTATTAACGTACTCGGATATGTATGAGTTCAATAATGCGTCTACTTCGCCAGTGTGGGTTCCTCTTGTTTGGATTATGCCAAACAATTGACCAAGATTTTCTTCTTTTTCTAGAAGATCCAAAAAATTTGTGTTTACAAAAAGATTTTCTAATGACTCTGCGCTTTTTGTCCCAAACAATTCTGGATCTATTGACAATCTGCCGAGAATAATATTCTGCTACTTGTGACTTCAGCGACTTTCTTGTTGCTGCATCTTGGATATCATCAAATACAGAAGAATCTTTTTCTATTACATCTTCAACAGTTTTCCTTATTGCTGCTCTATCTAATTCCATAGCTATTTTTGTTGAATCAAGAGTATCTTGGGCAAAGTATAAATCCCTACCCCCTATGATGGAACCAGCTCTTTTTTTGGTAAAATCACGCCATAATTGTTTTAATTCTTTTGCTGCTTCATTGCCTGGATCATTATACGCGGGAAGAGATTTAATTGTGTCTCCAAGCTTGTCTATATCGAATGCGAGTGAGTTGTGACCTTCAAGTACATCAACTTTCCCTATACTCGCATCTCGGCCCATAAAAGCTCTTAATAAATCCCTAAAATCCTCTACTGCTAATTTTCCACCATCTTCGAAGGAAGCAATGGCCCTTCTGTATGCGTCGCTAACCTCAGCGTCAGGTCCCATTTCCGAAAGCATTGTTTGTATTGAAAGTGGTATGGGTTTCCCATCCCTATACGCTTGAGCTATATCCATCATATCTGACCTAAAATGTTTGCTCATTATAATCTCTGGACCACCTATCATGGTTGTGGTTCCGTCGGCATTGACTCTAACCTGTCTTTTAACAAGTGCCACGTTTCTGATCCTTGCATCTGATGTTAATCCTGTTGTTTCTGTATCCCAAGTTAAAATTGTTTTTGTTTTACCCACGTCTGCAATTGGATCAAATCCAAGGTAATTAACGACTTGATCTTCCCCAGTAACCCTAAGTCTTTGAGTTCTTGCATATAAATTCTGTAATGATACTGGATTTCTTAACGTACTTCTACCAATTGATAGATCTTCTGGTGCAGAGGCAAATTCTTTAATATTGAAATTTGTTCTGAGTATAGATAGCATTGCCGGATTAATCCCACGACCCTGCTTTATGGGTTCCAGCAAATCCAGGGAATATCTTGCCAAGTGCCTGTAGGCGTTATCGGATGGAAATGAAAGGCCTGGAAATCCAAAATTTGTTAGGAGTTCATTAACAGGAAGAATCGAACCTCTGTATGTGCCATACAATTGATTTGATACCTCTCTGGTAAAAATGCTAAGATCTAATTTTTCCCTAGTAATAAAATCAAATATTTCATCTTCTAGCCCTTTGCTTCCGGATGTAGCTTCTATCGCAGCCATTCTAGCTCTAAAAGAAGGGGTTAATTTTTCAGGATCTTGTATTGCCTTATAATACTCTTCAAAAGTCCTAATTCCGGTTCCGCGCTTAAGTATCTCTTCGGGTTCTCGAAACCTTGGTATTGCTTCAAGAAGGCTTTTTTCGTCAATGGCGTTAACTTGAATTCCGTTTTACCGCAGGATTAGATATTAGTGTTGTATCAACTCTATTAAAAAATCTTTTTGATATTTCGTTTAGTTGATTTGGATCAGCTGGCTTTCGAGGCATCGTCTGGCCCCCCTAATTCTTTTGTTTCCTTTTCCGAATCGACAATATAATCATCAACATCGTATACTCCAAGTTTTCTTTTAATGAGTTTTTTATTCTCTATTTCAATTGACTGAACTTTATGTATTATTTCAGAGATTGTTTGTGCAGTATCCAACTGTATTTGGCCGGTTTTTGCCCTGGCTTCTCTCGTTGCAAGAAGTTGATTTCTTAAATCTTTTCTTCTTTTATGGAGTCTGTCTTCCAACTCTACTGCGAGGTGCAGTTCTTTTTTGAAAATTGGATTTCCGTCTTTATCTATGCCAATAATGTTTTCTTGAACAAAATGCTCTTTAGCTAACAATTTTGTCTTTCTTAAATACTGAACTTCTTGATCCACCAAATCCCTAACCATAGAAACTTCTACCAAATTTTCCGGACTAACATCAAGCTGCTCCATATACTCTGCGGTAAATTGAGAAACCATTGACATTTCAATTGGACACGGCTTTCCATGTGGAGCTAAGTTTTGTTGCAGTAACGGACATGTTGATGCGAATATGCACTTTGTCGACTCACAGCTCATTGGGATGGAAGAAAACATAGACGTTCTTGTTCTTTGGGGTCTTACCAACTCAACAGCTTTTTGTTTGTCTTCGTCAGACCATTCAACCGGAAAAAACAAGTCAGGTCTAAGCGACTCGAATTTATCAAGGAAAGTTGTTTTTTCCTCAAATCTGTCTATTTCATTTCCCATCAAAGTCAATCCATTCCGATTTTATCAGGCCCTCGTTCGCGTATGTTTGGATCATGCAACATTTGCAGCCAGCGCAATAATATTCTTGGACGTGGTAAACGTCCTCTTTTAGATTGCCAGTTACAGATTCTATAACATCTTCATAAACAAAATTAAGTTCATGACCACATCTGTCGCATTTCATATTTCAAATTTCTTCCAAAAGTTTCATCAGCCCTTTTTGAAGTTTTTCCTGAACTTGAACGCCCTGTGCGGCGCCGACAAACATGCTAATCTCCCTCATTTCATTGGGAGACAACGCTGAATTAATCACATATCTTGCGCCTTTGCAAGCATCGCAATATATTTCCTTACCAGAATTGTTTACTGGCGCGCACACGCATTTTTCAATAATATTAAAATACTCTAAAGCTTCGGCTAAATCAAACCATTTATTTCTAAAAAGTTTTTTTGTTTGCTCCTTGTAAGCTCTTAACTTATATTGGTCTTCAGATAAAAGTGTCCCCATGTCTAAGGACTGTTTCATCAAATCATTAATCATTTTGTACAAAAAATTTGGCAGTTCAAAATCACCATTCTGATTAATGTAATTTCTCCAATCATTCATAAAATCCTCCAAACAAATTCACATTAAATTATACCAAAAGACAACAAACGATTAAAGAGTTGCTCCCCCAGAAGATTTAGGCCTTCGTGGATTGTAAGATCCTCTTTTATTTACGTCTCTCCTATGCATACTAAACGCACCAACCGCTCCAGCTCCAGCGCCAAATTTTCCGGTTTTTGTTCTCATTATTGCTGCACCGGTGTCATATGCCCCTCTAGCCATAGCACCAGAACTTCTTCCAACCCTAGCTGCTCCAGATAAAACCCTTGATCCGCGCTGTAGCAGATCCGGCCATCATTGCACCAAATCTAACACCAAACGACATATTATTCTAGTCCTATCACTGGACTATTTTGACTACCCCTAGTAGATCGATAACCAGCATACCCCAAGCCCGCTGCACCAATTCCCATTGCGGTTTTTGGACGATTCACCATAAAATTTCCAGTGGCTGCTATGCCCCTTCCAACCGACCTAGCACCAGGTATCCTAGATGTTGTGGGTAGTGCGGCGTATCTAGAACCATATCCAGACAATCTTGCACCTACGCGTTGTGTTCCCTGAGCAGTAGTTCCGACTACTCTACCTCCAGTGCTTCTTGCGCGTAATGCAACGTTTTTAGTTGCACCAAGGGCTCTGCCCACTGTTGAACCGACTCTGCCAAACATATTAATTAATACATTGGGTAGTTTTGACTACCACGATTCTTCATACCCATTGCTCCAGCGCCAGCAACACCAGCTGCTATACCCATTGTTGCTCTTGGGTTTTTTTGAGCGTATCTTCCTGCTGACATTAAACCTCGTCCAGCCATAGCTTGACCAGTGCCAAGATAACCTCTCATTCCTTTACTTGCTCCACCAAGACCAGAATTCATCATGACATTACCCCTAGATGCAACCTTACCGCCCCATTCTAGTTACTCTGGTTGCCATACCTTGGCCAAATTTAGACATCCTTGCACCAAAAGATGCGCCTACTACTGCCATAATATATCTCCTACTTGTTAACTTATGTTTATATAGTAATGTTATTTATCCGTAGATTTGGTTTTTGACGGTTTTTTAAGAGTAAATATAAAATCATCTTCGGGAGTATAGGATATTTCAAATATCGTTCCCCTAGGCGGAACTGATTTGATTAAAATATCAGCCAGTTGATCTTCCATCTTTTCTCTTCTAACCTGGGCAAGACCTCTTGCGCCCTTGACTGAATCCACCCCTTTTTCCAATAAAGCCTCTATGACACTATCCGTATAATTTATTATATAACCTTTTTGAGATAATTTATCGATTACTACCGACATTTCTAATTCTGCTATTTTTTGCATGTCAAAAATTGACAAGTGATTAAAAACTACGATTTTATCCAATCTGTTTATAAACTCCGGCCTAAAATGTTTTCTTATTGCATCTAAGGTATTTTTATTTACCATTTCCTGCGGGGGAAGTTCTTTAGTGCCATGCTTCATCCCCACTGATCGAGTAAAGCCAGCTCCACCGCTCAGTAAAAAATCAACAGTTTTTTCATTACCAAGGTTTGTGGTCATTATAATGATGGTGTTTCTAAAATTTACAGTTTCACCCTTACTGTCAGTCAGAACCCCATCTTCAAATACGCGCAAAAAAGTATTCCAAATATCGTGATGAGCTTTTTCCACTTCGTCAAGCAAAATAACAGTATGCGGATATTTCTTGACCTGATTAACCAACTGACCGCCCTCGTCATGACCGACGTATCCTGGAGGCGAACCAATTAACTTTTGATTTTCATGCTTATGCTGAAACTCTCCACAGTCAATTCTAACAATTGGGTATTCTTCACTAAACATGTATTTGTGAACCAATGTTGCCAAATGCGTTTTTCCGACACCAGATGCTCCCGCAAAAAGGAAAATACCCAAAGGCCTATTTTCGTCATTCAGTCCCACCTGAGATCTTTTAAGGGCTGAAAAAATAGAATGAATAGCTTCTTTTTGACCAATAACATTAGATTCTAAATACTCTTGTAATCCGAAGAAATTTTTGTTTAGTTATTTTTTTTATTTTTGGCTTTGTTTTTAAATCGTGTTTTTTTGCAAAGTTAGATTGAATCTGTTTTGCGAGTTCCGATTCAATTGATGCTATATCTTGTAGGTCTTTGATATCTTTATCAAAAGTTCCCTTGGCGTAAGCAAGCTCAATCCAGAGATCTATGTCAATGCCGGGATTAAGCATTACGCATCCATGATACATCGCGTCTATGCAGCGCTCTGCGGCTTCTCTTGACATCGAACGTAAAGATTCCGTAATTTCAGGCTTAACGTTATAAATTACGTTTTCCAGCACTGACAGTTTAAAATCTTTTGGAGATTTATTATCTAACTCTTCAATCAAAGATTCTATGCTGGCTGGATCCAAAACTTTGTACTTTACGTACGTAGCTAATTCCGGAACATAAATTTGGTATAACTTCATTTTTAATACACCCCCGACTTATGGAGATGTAGTATATAGTAATCTCTATACTCAGTATATGTTGTATAGATCCAAGCTTGGGTAATTAAATAATAATGTTTTCTAGTATTTGGGTTTTCTCCGTAAGAACATTATAGCAATGCGTGTCAAATAAAATCAAGAAATATTTTTTCTTTTTTGAATTTTTTCAATATACGGGTATTTCTCTAGGCAGGGACCGGTTATTCTCCAAATCGCCACAAGATCTTCAACCGATTTAATCCTAGAAAGAAGCACCCTTGCTCTTGTAAAATCTAAGTGGGCTTGAATGTTGCTGGAATTTTTCATTTTTTTCTCCTAAAACTTTGCCCAACCATTATAGCACCGTAAATCTCTAGTGGTTGAACCGTTCTTGTGATATAATTAGTGCTATGGAAGAATCAAAATCTTTAGACATAGCAATTGCGCAATTGGACAGACAATTCGGCCCAGGTACTGTGATGAAATTGGGAAATTCCGACCATCAACAGTGGCCGTCAATATCAACAGGTGCTCCAACTTTAGATAAAATTTTAGGTATCGGCGGACTACCAAGGGGCAGAATAGTCGAAATATACGGCCCAGAATCATCCGGAAAATCTACTTTAGCCCTTTCGCTGGTCGCAGAAGCACAAAAGCAGGGGCTGCGTTGCGCATATATCGACGCAGAACACGCTTTAGATCCAGCTTATATGATCAATTTAGGTATCGATTTAGATGAACTACTGCTTGCACAACCACATTATGGTGAAGAAGCTTTGGAAATTGTCGACAAATTGGTGAAAACTGGTGAGGTCGGATTGATAATTGTCGATTCCGTTGCCTCACTGGTGCCAAAAGCCGAATTAGAAGGCGAAATGGAAGCGAATCAAATGGGCTTGCAAGCGCGAATGATGGCAAAAGCCATGCGTAAAATCACCGCTTTGGCAAATGAAAGCAAAACGCTCGTAGTTTTCATTAATCAGATGCGAAATAAAATTGGGATCATGTTTGGCAACCCGGAAACAACACCCGGAGGCATGGCTTTGCGCTTTCATTCTTCGGTGCGCATAGATTTACGCAAAAAAGAGGACATAAAAGACAAAGAGGGTAATGCTGTAGGCATTACTGTAAAAGCAAAAGTCATCAAAAACAAAATGTCACCACCGCTCAAGGTAGCTGAATTCGATGTATACTACGGAAGAGGCGTAGATCTGGTTGGGTCGTTGCTTGATCTTGCGATACAGGCGCAAGTGTTTATCCAGAAAGGGGCGTGGATTTCCTACAATGGTGAAAATTATGCCCAAGGAAGGGAAAACGCCATCAACAAACTAAAACAAGACCCCAAACTACTAAAAACTCTTAAAGATGCGATTTCCAATGAATCCAAACAATAGTGATTTTCATAATCACGGACTTGCATTACAGCCATGTCCAGACTGTCCGTATCCCATGAACATATTGGTCAATTCACTACCGGCTAAAAACAATCATGAACGCTTTGCCGTTACATGCAGAGAATGTGGAGATTCTTGGACTGAGCTAGTTGAAATCGGAGATGCCGATGAAAATGATTGATGAAGATGAAATCTTTTATTATAATTCTGGTGATGATATTAGAGTGTCTTATTTTCCCAACTTAGATGTATACAACACCAAATTTAAAAATCATATAAAATTTAATACTACCCAGTTAGAATCTTTTATAAAGAAAATTCAAGATAACTGATGATACTTTCCTAAAGTTGGTTAATTGCGTATCTGCCATATTTTTTATCTTTTTGTCGCCGCCAAAAATTATTTTTTTTATTTTTCAACATCCACAACCGTTTAAGGCGCCTGATGATCTCATGGGTATATCGTGGTAATCAAGGATTAAATGGTATAATAGTTCGAATTATTTTATTACTATTATTATCAAGTTAACAGAAATGAGATTCCATATGGGCGACCATTACTGCGGGAGCGCTTCGTTTTTCATCGACGATTTTTGGGCGGAGAGCGACGAAGAGGCGCAATCGGCGATCGACAAGCTCCGCGAAGAACTGGTCGACTGGATAGGCCGTAAGAAGTCCGAGCTTACCATATACGCCGTCCAGGTAGGTCTTGATCCGCAGAACGTGGAGACGCCATAATGGAATTTTGGAAAATGTTAAGGCAGTACTTGCGGATCGAAAAATCCCGGGCTGCTCGAACAGGAATTCGTCGCGAACCCATTGACCGAAGACGTCAACGCGTACAACTTCATCGTCACCGCCCACGCAAAAAACGACGACTCACTGATCATAAGCCTACTGCCGACAGACCAGTGGGAAATGATTACTTCCACGGCCACGTCTTTGGATATGGACGCAGAAGACATCGTACGCGAACTAGGCCCTGACGAGGTCGCCCAATACGAAATCAGCTCCGATGATTGGAATGATTTTTTTACGGAGAATCAATTCGTAAATTACGACGACCTGTTCGAGGATAACGGAGACGATTTTAGCCCAAACTAGACAACATCTCGACGCTGCCGATCGGTTCCAAAAGCGACAACCTGTCGTAAACGCCGTAGACAATCACGCCATAGGTTTCCAGGGCATATCTGGAATTAAACTGTGGTAAACGCCTGGTCGGTAATGTAAAATTGTTCAACCCTTGTTTTCTACACTCAAGATGGTTCTTGGAGTAAAAATTCCAAATTTGAGTCTTTTTGAACAAGGGGGTCAACTTTTTGTCGTCCCAATGCGGGTATTGGTTAAGATTGCAGTTGATCAAAACCGCGCCATCAAAAACAATACCTTTATCCATAAAAAGATCCAGGAGATAGTATCCATCATCCTTGTATCCGACATAGACCATATGGGTATATCCAGATTCCAGATAGGGTCGCAATCTCATGTATATCTTTTTGGTCCTGGATCGTAATTTTACTTCCTGGTTGTCATTATCCTGTAAGAAATTATAATCTATAACAATTATGTCATGCTCTTTTGTAAACAGTGACAAGAATTGATTTTTTCCGGAGGACTTTATGAGTTCTTCAGATATAACTAACAGTTTTTTATGATTGGTATGTTTCATTGTTTTCCTTTGTGTGTTTGGCATTTGTGTGTGGTTGGATTTTAATATTACGGTTGATCACCATTCGTGGTTACCATAGCTGTCTGAGTCGTAATCCCAGTTGTTTGATGAACGATGGAATTTGGTGTATTTTTTAACGCTATGACTGTAAATATCTTCCAGATCCACATACTCGTCAAAGAGCTGTTCTTGGTTGATACTGTCATTCTTTTTTTTACGGGCCATTTTGATATATCCTCCTTTTAGGATAGTGGGTTGTTATGGCGGTCAGAACGCTAGCAGGTCTCGTGGGGTTTTGCAACTCGTAGAGAGAAATATTTTGTTTTTTTTTGGCGACTACCTATATATAGGTGTATAAATTAAACCCTTATATGTAAAAAAATAGGGAAAAATATTTTAAACTAAAGTCATTTTACAAAAACCTATATAATCTCATATAAAATTCTTAACATATATAGAATAGGAAAAAATTTAAGGGGGTGATGATTGATCTATACGTGTAGGCTATATTTTTAACTAGCCTACTACCGTATACCTATATAAATATTTACACGACAACCAACTCATCTCTTGAAAGGAGACTCTCATGTTGTCCAAGAAAGCACAAAAGGCCCGCCTCGCGGAGCTCAAGAAAGCGGCAGAAGCGAAAGCTGATGCCCATGGCAAAGCGATCAACAAGGCCTTCATCACCGTAGGTCAGGGAGTGACTCAAGTCACTTACACTGCTGGTGTCTATGCGAAGGACCTTGTCGTGAAGTCGGTCACCGACCAACGCAAGGCCTAATTAGCCGTCCTTCCCCGACGCTAAGTGACTTCCTAGCCCGAGAGGGCTAGGGGTTGCTACTGTATATTGTATATAAATATGTGGATGTAGGCAATCCCGCCTACACAACTTAGTCTTCCTGAAAGGGGGCTTCTATGGGCGAGTTCATCAACATCGCTTGTTCAATCGGCGTTGACCCTGTCAACGCTACAACTGAGACCATGCTGGACGCAGCACGTGAATTGGTTGAGTTGGAAAAGCAGATTGCTGCTGCCAAGGCGCAGTTGTGCAAGACTCTTACTGATCGTAAGGGTTTTGTCGACAACGTCCTTGTTCAGCTTTTGCCGACCATCTAAGTAAGTAAGTAATCTAGCTGTGACCACTCTTGCGGGGTGGTCACACTAGTGGACTTTATATGTATATAAATATGTTGATAGCATGTTTGTTTACACTTCATCCTGCGTGATGATGGCCCCGAAATAGGATAGGGGAAGGTGGTGACATGCCCGTAGAGTAATAACGTTACTCTATTGGTTTTATATTTATATAAATATTTTCTTGCCTATCTCTTCCTGAAAGGAGGCTCTTATGAGTTATTGGCAAGCCTACAAGAAGGTCACTTCGACTAACTTGAAGGTCTTTGGTGTGGTAGCGCTTGTTGCCCTTGTGGCAGCTGCCCTCTCACCCAGGGTCCGTCGAGAAGTCGAAGCCTTCATCGGCAAGAAGTTCTAGGTGATTCCCGGTCCGTAAGGACTGGGTTCATCTACTTTATATATATATAAATTTTGGCTTGGGTCTGGGCAACCCACACGTCATTGCGACCCATTGGTGGAGATTTGTGACTGCTTTGCAGCTCATCTCACAGTACCATGTACCGCACGACGCATTGCTCTAGGAGAAAGCTACCCCTTTGTGGGTAGTTAGTAACCTATTTTATATTTATATAAATATTTTGCATGCGGTATGTCCCGCGGGAGGTAATTTATGTACAATCCGTATGATTCTTTGCTTGGTGATCTTCTTCGTTTCGTGTGTGAGAATCCACACGTTGCGAAAGATGTCCTTGCCGCTATTGATTTCCTTAAGCCTGGGGAGATCCTTCAGATGTTTGATGAAGAAGTCGCGTCGCCAGACTCTGATGAAGAACTCACACCTTTTTAGGTGTGGGTTTTTTCATTTTATATATATATATAAATATTTTGCATGCGCACTTTCTCGAGAAAGGAGATTCGTATGCGTAGCAAGAAAGAGCAGCAAGCTCGACTTGCGGAGCTTCGCAAGAAAGCTGAAGCCGCTGGCACTCGCCACGGTCAAGCGATCCGCAGAGCACGTATCACGACAGGCCAGGCCGTTCAGGCTGCAGCCGTCACGTCGTGGTCGTTCGTCCGCAAGACCGCAACCAACGCCTAAGTGACTTCCTAGCCCGCAAGGGCTAGGGGTTACCATTTTATATTTATATAAATATATCGCTGCCAAGTTCACTGTCGAAAGGAGACATTGTGGCTTACCAAAGCTGGCACACAAACTGTAAGTTTGATGGTTGCACTGTTCGTCTGCGTGCGGGTCAAGGACATTATGTCTGCGACCCACATCCTCGAGCTTTGTGCGATGAGCATTTTGCTCAGGTTGCGCAGATGCGCAAGAATGCGCGACGCAAGAAGCGCATTTCTGCCATGCAACCGCATCTGCCTATGGAAGGGATTTAACCGCAAGGTTAAGTCTCTTTCATTTTATATTTATATAAATATATGCTTGAGCTTCTAGCAACCCCCACACGCAATGAGAGTGTGGATCAGTGGCCACTCATAGCTTAACTAGCTGTCTTTCCGTCGACGGAAGGACAGACTAGTTTATTTTTATATCTATATAAATTTTGGCTTGCGAGATGGAACTAACCATTACACTATCAGGGTACGTGTAACTAGTTGGGTCTGGGAATCGCTCGTTACTGACATGCACCAATGAGCATGTCAAAGTAACGTTATTTTATATTATATAAATATATGCTTGCGGTATGTCCCGCCGGAGGTAACTCATGTTCACATGTGGCAAATGCCGCACTCAGAATGTTGCTGAAGCAAAGCGTTGCACGACCATTGACATGGTTCGTGCTCACTATGCTGGCAGCAAGCCTGCAGTGAAGCGTCCTAGGAAGGTTCAGGCGAAAGCCTGAGTCTTCTCATTTTATATTACTTTATTATATTATATATCTTTAAATTATTGCAAGCATCGACTCAACGCACGAGTCAATGTCGGTTTGTAGCAGAACACCGTTAAGTTCTGCTAGATTGCGAGACTCAATGTCTTCAATGTTCAAGTTTGCGGTGAACTTCATCGCAAAGGAACCAAGCGTGAACGGTGACTACACCGTTCTGCTCAACCCAATCGGCGCTGCGCCGAGCTTCACCCGACGCCCTGGCTGCTCGGTGACCTGGAAACTCTGGCTTCCTGCCGAGAAGGTCACTGAGTGGAACGAGCTGTTCGCTGAAGCTGAGAGCAAGTCGAATCACAAGCTTTTCGTCACTGGCGAATGGCTTGTTTCCGACGGTAAGTCGAATGACGCATCCAAGCAGGTTAACACCCTCAGAGCCTTGACCAAGGTTCTTAAGGAAGTTCGCCCTGCTTTGGTCGTGCCGTCACAGACCGACCTGCTCTAAGCAGACCCGATTGCTGCCCCAAGAGTTCCACCACGCAAGTGGTGGACTCTTAAGGGTTATATTATATTAAGCCATTTATATTACTTAAGTTTTATAGTTTTATATTTATATATTCTAAATGATACCGCGCCCTTGGTTTCTCATAGAACCTTAGGGCTTTCACACCTACCACACTATCCATAGATTAGGAGAATCTCATGGCTACCATACAAGTCAACGCACCCAGCGTTAACAAGACAACCAAAGCATTCGTAGAAGGCAATGGTCGTAGGAAGTTCTTGGCGACCATCGTCAAGACCGACCCAGCGAACATCGTCCCTTCGTTTGCCGACAATGTGAAGTCAAGCGTCAGCGTTTGGATTCCTCTCAAGGCTTCTGACAACGACGGAAGCTCATTCAATCCAGCTGAGCAATTGACCACATTGATTCAGGAAATCAAGAAGGCAGGTAAGGGACAGCGCGTTCATATCGACGCTGTCATCCGAAACTTCTTGATGGATGAACCCACAATGGGAGAGAACGACATCGTCTATCAGAACCTCACGGTTACTTTGGACGATTCCGCTGCAAAGTCCGTGTCGGTCGTAGCACCGGCACCGTGGAGTTTCGCAAGCGCGAATCTCTAGTCGTAACGGTTGGGGTAGGCTAGTTCCGTCTAGCCTACCCTACCTGCCCAAGTTTATATTATTATAATCCGTGAAAGGGACGCAATATGATGATTAAAGTTCAGACAAAGACATGCATGCATTGCAACCAAGATGGTCATGTCGAAATGACATACGACCAATATAATACAGGCAAGGCGTTGTACGAAAAAGGCGCATTGATGCAAGAAGCATTTCCCAATCTAAGTTTGGAAATGCGTGAACAATTGATTAGCGGCACCCACCCAGATTGCTGGGTTGAAATGTGGTCGCCGCGTGAATCACAATACGACGGCGCTGAAGATCACTCTTCTTAAGCGCAAGGAGATATCCAAATGAAAACTATACTATTGATGCTCTGCTCTTATGCGGCAGGCATCTACACTATGATTATGTTTTGCCGTCGTATGTTCGGTCGAATGACCAAAGAACTACAAGGCACCACATCAAGCCTATCTAAATGATTTGTCTTGTTCGGCTGGGCACCGCAACAAGCAAAACAAAAAGGGGAGTCATCTCAGGAGCGTACGGTCTTAAGCCATTAGTGCTAGACGGCTCATTCGCGAGTGCGACCCATCGTCTGGTTTCGGCTTCGTTTTCCCAAAACGAGCACACTCTCTTATCAACCTAATTAAACATTATATTATAAAATAATGATTTAATGTTGGACAAACACCTTTTGCGTGGTGCGTGCGAGGGGGTACCCATATGCTGGAAGTTTAATATTGCCAGGTTATGGGTTTCCCTGCCGTCAACCAACCAAAATAAATACTATGACGTAACATGCTATCCCACGGATACCGCGTCACTAAACAAAGGTTATATGTATCCTATAAGGATGGACACGCTGTGTAAGACCATCGACGGGATGTAGAACCCACAGTAAGGCACTAGTCAGTTCCTTCAAATGTATGCCATGAAATGTGGTAACATGACTGACTTTCTACTCACAATGCCAAACTTGCAAAGTAGCAATTGTGGTTAAAAAAGAATCGTATACCAATATCAACAAATGAAGGAAACAAACCTATGTCAAATATATTACTATATACTTCAATTTTGTCGGCCGTGGCCAGCGCATCGGTTTGTTCCGTTGTCGCGTATTGGCTACATATCCGCAAAGTTCGTGAACTTATGGAGTCTTTCAATCAAACATACCAAGGTATTCTTGGTGTCATTAAAGACGACCCTAAGTACACCGTCAAGGTCAAACCAGTGGTTTCCAACAATCGACCCTACGATTGGGAGACCGACGAGAAGTTCGAGGAAATCGTTAAGTTTATTATAACAAAACCTCACGATAACCAAGAACCATCCTAATTGGTTAAAAAACAAAAAAATCGCGCGACTTCGCGCAGGTTAAAAGGCGAAAAAACAATGTTAAAACCATCAAACAAATGGAATGACGCAGACCGCCAGGCTTTCCAAGATGGAAATCGCCTGAAGGCCGCCACCATTCCTGACAAAAAGAAAGCCCGCAACAAACACGCTTGTCGTGTTCACATTCCTGTAGACCATAATTTCGATTAATTATCTTAAATCAATGATTGGAGAACAGGTGAATAACTTTCATATCGCCGGAACCGGCTCGAGAGAGCTGGTTCTGGACAAGAATAAATATGTTATAGTTCTTGACCATCTTACAGGTCTTTTGTCCAAAGCAAAAGACGAGTATGGTCATAGGCTGATTGTTATCAGCGGGATGGCCGAAGGCTTCGATGAAGCATTGGCCGTTGCGGCAATAACGGTAGATGTACCGTTTGTTGCGGCAATTCCCAACAAAACCTATATCGAGTATTACTGGGGCAAAACCAGCATGCTCAAACGCAACAGGACCAACGAGGCCCAAGACATCGTGTCCAAGGCGCTTGAAGTCGTCTATGTATGCTCTGGCATATATGGGCCTGACGGTCGTCATTCAAACTTCCATCGTAACGAATGGATGGTCGACCATGCCGACGCAGTTTGGGTTTACAACCCCACAACCAAAGGCACCAAACAATGCTACGGTTATGCCACTAAACTAAACAAACCCACATACATCATAGAAAACTAAAAGGTTTACCACTAAAAAGGTAAGAGTGCCTGCTATGGCACTTTAAATATGATAGCTTGGCCATTGGTACAAGGGCGACCTAATCGTACTGCCTGGCATATGCAGGAAAAGCGTTGTATCAATATGCTTTCACAAAAGGAGAAAAATATGTTTATATCACACATTCTATTAGACAGCTTTTCCGACCTTGACAAAATGCTTTTGGTGGGTAACCACCCCTCGCAAAACTGTTCTATGAGTATTCGGATAGGCGATGTCGAACAGAATAATCTGTTGCACAAGAACAGCGCCCTTGAAGTAACACTAAACTTCAATCCGAGCAACAAAATCTACAAGAGCATCTTTAAAGGCCACAATATAGCGGAAATCGCCGTCGAGTGGGCTTTCAAGATCGCCAAGGATTACTTCGAACCTGTAAACAACAAAGATGCGGTTCTTAATCGTATTAAGTCGCAAATCGTTCAGGAGTTATCCGTCATATCCGACAAATAACCTTAATCGTGGGTGGGGCTTGCGCCCTGCCCACGACAGGTCAATATTTTACATAGGAGATAAAATAATGACAATCCAACATCAACCATCTTGCTCATATCGTTACCACGAAATGGCATCAATCATTCTCAGAGGTATCGTGCGTTCGGCGTTCATAGCCAGTCGGTACACCGCTGAGCCAGCCGAATTAACCGATTCCTACCACAATCGTATGAGACTGACGCTGGTTCATATCCACAACAAATATGCAAACAAGATAGCTGATGCTATGGAGAAAATGGTCGTTGCACCTGAGTCAAGTGTTGGCGATTGGTATTCTGACTTGTATGAAACAGCATACACAGTTCTAGACGAACTTTCAAACTCTATAGCCAAGGAAGTTGCA